AAAAATGGAAATCATATCAAAGAGATGGTTATTTAAGAGATTCAAAAGGTAGTTTAATGGCTCCTTTAATTATTTTTAAAAGAAATTCAATAGAAAAAAATAGATCATTAGCAAATAAATTAGATGCTAACAATCCTAATAATTATGGTGTATTTCAAAAATCATATAATTCAAGAAATGCTTATGATTCTTTTAATGTATTGAATAATAGAAAACCCCAAAAACAATATTATGCTGTGGTTGCGCCTGATTATGTGACTGTAACTTATTCATTTGTTGTTTTTACTTATTATGTAGAACAATTAAATAAAATAGTTGAGGCGATTAATTATGCTTCTGATGCTTATTGGGGTAATCCTGAAAGATTTAAATTTCAAGCTAGAATTAATTCATTTGGTTTCCAAACAGAATTAAATGAAACCGCTGAAAGAGTAGTTAGAAGTACTTTTGATGTAACTTTAAATGGTTATATTATTCCTGATAATATTCAAAAGAATACTAATTCTATTAATAAGTTTAATAATAAAACTAAAACAACTATTTTCTTAGAAACAACTAATAATATAGAATAATGGCTTTATTAAGTAAACCTGGTTTAATACCTGTTAAAATTGAAAATCAAGGTAATCAAATTACCACTCAAGTTAATAAAATTAACTTCACAGGATCAGGAGTCACAGCTTCTATAGGTCAATTTAATGATGTAACAATTTTAATTAATAATGATGTAACAGGTGGAGGTGTAACCCAGCTTATAGCAGGTACTAATATCACTATTTCACCTGTTAGTGGAACAGGAGTAGTTACTATTAATGCTTCAACAGGGAGTGGAGGTAGTGGAACGCCTAATGGCCCCAATTATTCTTTACAATACAATAATGGAGGTAATTTTAGTGGAAGTGGAAATTTTACATTACTTAATAACAATGCTTTATATTTAACAGGATCTTTCAATGTAAGCGGTTCTACTATCCAAATAGGTAATAATACTCTAGTAGGTACTACTACCCTAACAGGTAGTATTTTTATAAATGGAAATATAATACCTCAAGTATCTAGTTCATTTGATTTAGGATCAGTGACAAATCCATGGAGATCAATATATGTTCAATCAGGATCGATATCAATACAATCAGATATTCCTGGTGGCCCTCCAGCAGTAATATCAAACACAAACAGTAATGTGTCTATTGTAGCTGCTGGGTTACAATTAAAAAGTGGATCATTTATTCCGTTTGAAGTATCTACTACCGCAAGAACAATAATAAGAGTACCCAATCTACCTGCTAATGATATTGGTGGATTAAGTATAATAGGTAGCTCAGATGGATCATATCAACCAATAACAAACGCCGGAGGATTACTACACCTTACTAGTAATGATGGTGCAAGTTCTAGAATTACAAGTGATGCATTCGGAACTACCGCAGTTGCAACATATGTAGGAAGAAAAGCAAGAGGTACTGCAGCAACCCCTCTCCCTGTTCAAGCTGGTGATACACTTACACGAATAAGTACAATAGGATGGACTGGACCTGAGTATGGGTTTACAATGTCTGCTAGTGCAGTATTAGCAGCGACTGCTATAGAAACAATAGCACTTGATAACTTCACAACATCAAGTTTTGGTACAAGATTTCAATTCTATAATGCACCCTCAGGTAGTACTATAAGAACACTATCAGCGACAATAGATACAACGGGTATAACAATACCATCAAGTAGTAGATTCTTTGGTACAGCAAGTTGGGCTAGTAATGCACAAACTGCATCATATGTAAATACACTTAATCAAAATGTAGTCATAACAGGATCACTATCATTAAGTTCAGGATCACCTTTAAATATAAATGATGGGTTTTTTGTAAATGGTAATAAACAATTCAACTACGGACAATTTAGTAGTACACAAACTCAGTCTGGATCAGCCAATACAGCTTATTCAGCAACATTTAATACAACTGATTTTTCACAAGGTGTAAGTTTAATAAGTGGAAGTAGAATAACAGTATCAAATACAGGAATATACAATATTCAATTTTCAACACAATTACATACAACAGCCAATCAAGCTGTTGATTTTTCAATATGGTTTGCTATGACTGGTTCAGATATTGCTAATTCAAATACAGATTTTACTATAGAAAAAATAAATGGAGGTGGATTCCAAGTAGCAGCTTTAAATTTTTTAACTTCAATTTCAAGCGGCAGTTATATAGAATTAAAGTATTCAAAAACAACATCCCAAGGACAACTACAAGCAAAAGGAATACAATCAACTCCAACAAGACCTGCAACACCATCAGTAATATTAACAGTAACACAAATAGCATAATATAAATATATTTTAACTTTCTTTACATATTTATAACAAATGGCAATATTTTCAAAATCAGGTATAACAAGTGGAGCAACTATCCAACCAGGTCATGTCACTCAATCAGTAGATGCTTTTACTGGATTAGTATCTTATGATATAACTTTATCCGGTTCTTTAAAAGTAACAGGAAGTTTATCAGTTTTAGGTAGTATCACAGGTAGTATAAATGGTAATGCTACTACTTCTACTTATGTAGTTTCTAATAATCAAAATTATAGTTTAAATGGGGCTGATTGGATTGGACCAGGTAATTTAGGAATATTAGCAGGTTCTACTATTTTAGGTGGTGGAGTTTCACCTATAATTACACCCCCTGCTTTAGCAGGAAAACAACTTAATACAGGATATTGGGTTACAGCTACAAAATCTTCAGGTTCTGCTTCTACTACAATTCAATCAAGTAATTTATTTATTGAAGAATCAACTACTCCTCCAGGAGGTGGGTCTTTTACAATTAAAGAAAATGGTGCTTCTTCAAATAACCATGTAAATTTTATTATTGTTTATTTACAATAATATATTTTTATATAAATGTTTTTATTTAATTAGTTATAAATTAATCCTACTTTTGAGATTTTTTAACATATTTATAACAGAATAAAAACTAAAAAAATGGCATCAACTTTAATATCACCTGGCGTATTAGCCCTAGAAAACGACCAGTCGTTTATCTCCCAACAACCAGTAACTGTTGGGGCCGCTATTATAGGTCCTACTGTAAAAGGTCCTGTAGAAGTTCCTACAATTGTTACTTCATATAGTCAATATCAAAATATTTTTGGTACAACTTTCCAAAGCGCAAGTCAAGCTTACACTTATTTCACTTCAATTGCTGCTTACAATTATTTTGCAAACGGTGGAGAAACATTATTAGTAGCTAGAGTAACAACAGGTTCATTTACTTCTGCTGAATCAACACCTATTTCTGCTTCTAATTCAGCTTCAGCTGTTTTTGTATTAGAAACATTATCTAAAGGAACTATTATGAATAGTAGCTCAAGTTTAGCTAGTGATGGTACTTTACCAAGTGGTTCATCAGATAATATTAGATGGCAAATCTCTAATTCAAATACTTCATCAGGTACTTTCTCATTATTAATTAGACAAGGTAATGATACTACCACTAATCCTACTGTATTAGAAACATGGACTAATTTGTCTATGGATCCTTTTGCTCCAAATTATATCACAAAAGTAATTGGTGATTATACTTTAAACTATAATTCAACAACTAATCAAATCCAAGTATCAGGTTCTTATCCAAATGCTTCAAAATATATAAGAGTTAAATCAGTAAATTTACCAACTCCAAACTACTTTAATAATGATGGTACTTTTAAAAATGAATTCACTAGTTCTATTCCTTTAAATGCTAGTGGTGCTTTCCAAGGAGCAACAGGTAATTTATTCAATGGAAGAGCTCAATATTATAATACAATTACCGATGGTAATTTCTCTCAAGGTATTAATAGTGCTAGTTATAATAATATGATTAATTTATTATCAAATGCTGATGATTATAGATTTAATGTATTATTAACTCCTGGTTTATTTAACTCATTGCAAACTTCTCAATGTACATCAATCATTTCTAATACTGAAAATAGAGGTGATAGTATTTTTGTATTAGATTTAGTACCTTATGATTCAACTGTTTCTACAGTAACTGCTCAAGCTGCTTCTCGTAATACTTCATATGCTGCTTCATATTGGCCTTGGGTTCAAACAATTGATCCTGATACTGGAGCTAATGTTTGGGTACCAGCATCAACTATGATAGGTGGTGTTTATGCATTTAACGATAATGTTAGTGAGCCTTGGTTTGCACCAGCTGGTATTAATAGAGGTGGATTAGGAAATGTAATCAGAGCAGAACAAAGATTATCTCAAACAAATAGAGACACTTTATATACTAGTAAAATCAACCCAATTGCTACTTTCCCAGGAACTGGAGTTGTAGTGTATGGTCAGAAAACATTACAAACAAAAGCATCTGCTTTAGATAGAGTAAATGTAAGAAGATTATTAATTTCTTTAAAATCTTATATTTCTCAAGTAGCTAATGGTTTAGTATTTGAGCAAAACACTATTGCAACACGTCAAAATTTCCTAAACCAAGTTAATCCATATTTAGCTTCTGTTCAACAAAGACAAGGTTTATATGCTTTTAAAGTAGTAATGGATGATTCAAATAACACCGCAGATGTAATTGATAGAAACCAATTAGTTGGAGCTATTTATTTACAACCTACTAAAACTGCTGAATTTATTTACTTAAACTTCAACATTTTACCAACAGGAGTTACTTTCCCATCATAATTTTTTAAATCTATCATATTTATAATAAATAACAAAAAAATAACATGGCAATTTTAGATCCAAATCAAATATTTTTTACCGCTTTTGAACCAAAACAAAAGAATAGATTTATTCTATATGTAGAGGGTGTTCCCGCTTATTTAATTAAAGGAGTAAGCGGTATGGGTTTCTCTCAAGAAGAAATCGTATTAAATCATATAAATGTTTACCGTAAAATTAAAGGTAAATTAAAATGGAATGATTTAACATTAACTCTTTTTGATCCGATTACTCCATCAGGTGCTCAAGCTACAATGGAATGGGTTCGTTTACATCATGAATCAGTAACAGGTCGTGATGGTTATTCTGATATGTATAAAAAAGATTTAACTATTAATGTATTAGGTCCTGTTGGTGATATAGTTTCTGAATGGATAGTAAAAGGTGCTTTTATTAAATCAGCAGATTTTGGTGAATATAACTGGGATACAGAAGCAGAAGCTCAAAACATTTCTATAGTATTAGGAATGGATTATTGTGTATTGAATTTCTAATTAAAATTAAAAATAAATCAAAGAAAGCTCGCAATTTTTGCGAGCTTCTT